ATTCGATGTCATTAATAGAAAACAACTTTCCGAAAGCCTTTAAGATAATATCTTGAAAAGGTTCTACGACGGTGTTATTGAATAGGCTATACGAGTCACGCAGTTCGTCCGCGTTACTTCCAAACCCACTCCCTTCGGTTCTGACTCCAAAAATAAGGGGACTAACCACGCGGTGCGCCGTTATTAGTTTCTCGCTTACAAGCTTAGATAAGTACTCGTACATCCCGTCTGCCCCGTTTTGGGTGATGGGTGTAAATTCGGGGGCGGTTTCGTCCCCATCGTTAAAGGTGATAAGGATACGCCCCGCGTTATCCGCGCCCGTAAACTTCTCTAAAACCTTTTGTTCTATAACCCGACGTTCTTCATGTGTTGGAACTCCATTTTTAAACGACAAAAGCATAGAAGGAAAGAACCCCCTACGTATGTTATTCAAATGAAACTCCGAAATCTCGCGATCCAATTCAGCGTAGTTTGTTCCACCCGCGTAGTCAGGTAAAGCGTAATAGTGGAAGGAAGGGGTGTATCGTTTAATCTGAAGGCACGTAGAGGCCGTCGTGCGGTCTTCGTTAGAGAAGGCTTTAATAGCCTTTTCTTGCTCTCTCTTATCGTTCCACTCCGACTTGTAATAGTATTCGTTTATTACCCCCTCAGAATCGGCTATACCGCTTCTCATAGTGTGAACGGGTAGGTGTTTGATACAAGCGATCCGAGTACGGGCGGTATTCCAAATTACGTTCAGGTAACACATCCCGTAAAGTTTAATATCAAAAGCCACCCGTTGTAGTAGGTCTTCGTCACTTTTGCGAAGTAAATCTTGTAGGCGTATCCATTGTTCACGCTTCCCGTCGGACTCGTCCTTATCGGTAGCGTCTAATCCTCCGCCGTATATCATATCGGCCACTCCGTTTATTATCGCCCCGTTGGTAGAACTGGAAAGGAAAAGGTCACGTAGGTATTCCCCATACATATCGTCTAAACCATACGAGACAAACTTTTGCCCTTGCTTCTCACGAAACAAAGGAATCTCCTGATCGGCGTAGTTTATTACACTAAAGTTATCCTTCTTCATTATGGGTATATAAATTGTTCGGTGGTGGGGGTGTATTCGTTAAAGTCAGGTGTCACTTCTTCCATATTGCCATTGTAGTCTCGAATATAGGCCAAACCCGTTTCGAGTAAGGTGGCATTTTTTGGAAGTAAGTTAGCGGGGTCTGTTTGTTCGTATATATTGTAAGTGTAAAAACCCATCGGATATACATCTAATTCCCCGACGGAATCCCAAAGCATAATGTTTCCTAACAACGGGTCAGGTGCGGGGGTGGTGTTGGGGGGTTTAATAGTAAAAGTCAACTTAGTGTATCTTCCGTTATTGGCTACTACGGTACTGGGCAGAAAATACAACGAATTTTTTGAACCCATAGATGTTAAACCTATTAAGTAATAAACACTCGCTTGTGCAATAGTCTGAACATCGGCACAAGTTACGTATATACTTTGGGTGACGGGAAATAAAGTAGAGGCGTTTCTAATTTGTAGCATTGTTCTATTTTTACTCTAAAATGAAAAAGGGAAGATAGCGACTTGCCACCTTCCCCTTTCTTTAAACCATTTGTATCTAAGCCGAAACGGTAATCGTCAAGGCAGCCTCGTCAGATAAACCATCGAATGGATACTTTGCGGTAGCAACCCCATCCGAAGCGGGAAGGATGTACAAAGGTGCTTGTTCTTTAGCCGTGAAGCTCAAGGTAAGTCCATTCATATCCGAACGCCCCGCACCCGTAGCGATACTATCGCCACCAGTTAGATAGCATCCGTCTGTTATTCCCATTAGGTACACGTTATCGTTTGAGTCTTGCACGAAAATCTGTGCGCGATTCTTAGATATTAGACCAAGTTGGTAAAGGTCAGCGGCTACAACTTTGTGAAGCACTACGTCAAGCGTTTGATTCCACATTACCGATCCCGTTGCTTTATCCGCTTCTACTCCCGATTTGAAAGAAGAAAGGTCCGTTACGAGGTCGTACTTGAAAACCGTTACAACACCCGTTGCAGCAATATCCCAAGTAGCGAATCCCGCCGTTGTGATAGTGTAAGAATCATCTGTTACCGTTGCGTTAGCAAGTATGTCAGAACAGTAAGAACTACAAAAGTAAATAGCCTTTAAGCCTCCTATTGCATCACGGCAATCTATGCCCCGTGCGGCAGTTATGTTACAAGCCATTTTCTTTTAAGTTTTAAGTAAACAAGAATCCTACAACTCCGTCACCCGCTACGCCCGTTTGTACTCCACATGCGAAACGCATTGCAACACGTACATTGTCCGAACCGTCGTACTGATAAGTCGGGATTAACTGAGCAGAGATGTCAGCGGTGTAGCTATTTGCACCTACAACAAGATTGTCAGGGTATGTGAATACCGCAACGTCTATCGCGTTAGGGATTCCCGCAGTTGGGTAAACGGGGTATCCTAAATAGTTTGCACCTTCAAAAGATTGATTGAATCCCGCGCCCGTGTTCTGAGTTGCCATTGCTTGTAAGAAGAAAGCATAAGCCTCATAAGAAACGTAGAACCCTACACCTGGCTTAGAAAGGATTCCAGGTATAGCTGAAGCCGCGTCAAAAATAGTGCTTAGGTTAGCAAGGATATTTCCGTTATCCCACGCCGCCGTAGAAGTTGTTGCTTCTACAAAACCAGAACAAGCAGAAGCGTCAATAGATGCTTCCGTAACCGTTCCAAGAGTACCTAAGAATCCAACCAATAAACTCGCGGGTACTCCTGCACCATCGGAAAGACCTGACCAAATACTTGCTTCTAAACTTGAACCCGTTCTTTCGGCTACTGCTCCAAGAAGGAAGTCAGTCCACGTTACGGGTAAATCTCCGTTACGTTGCATACGTCCATTAGCGGCAATCCAAGTAGGGTACATAGTACCTCTACAAATTTCTTCCATTACGGCTAAATCCGAAGGGTTTAAAACTTGCTCTGTTAAAGAAACGTTAGACCCGTCATTCCAAGTGCAAGAAGCCGCTTGTAGTGTGTCAGTAGTTGCAAGTCCTGAGATTACCGTCTTTCCAACGATACCCTCAATAAATCTGCATCGCCCTTTGGCGATAGTTTCCGCACCAAGAAGGGCGGCAGTTACGTAAGGCAAAGCCAACTCACCATTGTAGGTGTTGACTGATGCATCAATGTCGAAGTCGTACTTCTTGTTTAATGATAAATTCATCTGTGAGAATTGATAATGTGTAGCGCACGATCTACACCATTTAGATTAGTTAAATCCTTCTTCTTGTGCTGAGAAGAAAGTTTATTAGGTGAGTGAGAAACGCCCTTCGAACCAGGTGCGCCCTCTAATTTTTCAAGTCTTTTGCTAATTGATGCAAAGGCTTCTTCTAAGATTTGGCTTAAGTCTTCCGTAGTCTCATCAACTACAACTTCAACTTCTTCTTTTTTAGTATAAATATCCGATACAACTTGTGCAATAGCATCGCGTACTGATTCGTCAAGGTCAGGGAAACGCTCCGCTAATGCATCACGAACTTTGTCGTAATCCATTTCTTCGCGCTCGTCTTCCTTCTCGTCGTCGATTCCATCTCGGTAGCCTTCTTCTTCCGCTTCGGGAATAGATTCAGCCATCTCAACTTCTACTTCTATTTCGTCTTCTCCAAGAGAAGCCAATCGTGAATCTTCGTTAACGACTAATTTAGTGCCGTCTTCCAGTGTGTACGTTCCCGCATCTAAGGGGGTAGCGTTTCCGCTATCGTCAAGAATACGTACCTCTACACCTACGTCCCACGACTCGGCTTCGGTAACGATTACACGCCCGTCGTCTAAGCGACTTTCGGCGTAGAGCTTAGTTTTGGGCAAACCCATTACCTCGCGAATTTTTTGAATTGTTGTCATTTTGCAAAATTATTACATAGATTAATAGAACTTTTTTTTATCCGTTTATTTTCAACCATATTTACTCTTTATCATACCGCAAATCTTCTCGGCGGTTTCCTTAGAACCATACTCGGCAATTTGGTCTGCTATACATTCGTCCCAAGGGTAAGCCTCTAAACTTTCCTTCGCACCAAATAGCGTTTGGCCGTTTAGTTGTAGGGTAGTGTATCCCGTTTGGTTGTGAAACATCTCACCCCATAACTGGGCGTCTTGGGATCGCTTAAAAAGGGGTTGCCCGTTTAATACTGCCGATGGCTTAACCTCGTCCAAAAGTATAGATTTAAGTTCTGCTATAATCGTTTCGTCTTCGGGGCAGTTCTTACAAAGTTTCCCTTGTTTCATCTCTACCAATTTATCGGAGAAGTATCCTTCAATAGAAAAACCGCGAACCTCTTTTGTTTTTACCTTTTCCCATACGTCTAAGTTATTTACCTTAACCGATAACATCCACGTACCTATTGGAAGTTCAAAGCCATATAGTGCGCTCTTGTCTTTTGTGGAGTCTTCAATTAACCAAGACTCCACCACCGTTACCCCGTCAATTTTACTATTATGTTCTAACGTGTGTTCGTTGGTCCTTGCCTCCCGCATAAAAAGTTCCATTGCGTGGCGTACCGTTTCCTTTGAAAAGAACACATCGTATTCTTCGTCGTTATCGTCCAACCTCATTATTAACTTCTCAGGGATTAGGGCGGGGCCTATTAGAAGACGTTTGTCTTCGTCCATAGCAAAGGCCATCTTATTGTCTTTAACTGCGGATAGATATACGAAGTCGGTTTCTATCGCGGGAAACCTTACAAGACTTACTGCCTCAATTCCCGTAATTTCTTCGGACTCATCTATTAAAAGTTCTACTTGCTTTCTCATATCTGTAAAAATGTCTTTTGCTTTTTTGTTTATTTATAGCGTTGTGGCCGTTCGTATCTGTGCCGCTAATGCGTTTTGATCGGCTAACTGAGTTTGTACTACATACGCATTTATCGGAGGTATAGAACCAGGTGTAAACGCTTCCGAAATGTCGGGGGTTAGACCAAGGGTTGCGGATTCTCGGTTACTTGCAATACCCGCACCATTAGCACCCCCACCCCCACCACTTGCCCCAACACCCGAAGCCGCTGCTCCCGCTTGATTCATTACCCCTTTAATAGAAGCGAATGAAGTAAGTGCGATTGCTAAAGCAGACGCGACAAAACCAGGTGCAGCAAATAGACCCGCGGGTTGTGGCATCTTAGCCGCAGCAGATAGTCCCGCTACTACCGCGTTCGACATTGCGATACCTTGGTTTACTAATATTTGTGCGATAGCTAAATTCTTTTGTGCTTCTTCGGTTTTGGCCATTACACCCAATGCTTCAAATCCAGCAGAAACGATACTCATTCTTGCGGCCTTCACCGCTTGTGCCGTTGCCAATTCTTGCGCTATCTTTTTATCGTCTACTATTTTTTGATCGGCGGCGGCTTTATCGTCTATTGCTTTTTGTGCGGCGGTGGCGGCGTCAGCAAATTTTTTAATAATAGCCAACCTTTTCTTTTCGTAAGCTTCACCAAGCAAAGTATAGTGGTCTTCTTGCCTTTTTAACTCACCTTCTCGAAAACCAAATTCATTATCTGCTATCTCGTCTATGTAGTCAAGTTGTGCCTCTTCTAAATCAAAATAGTGTTGTTCTAACGCCTCTAATTCTCTTGCTTCGTTTTCAAGGACATATAACCTCCCTTCTTCTACCGATTGCATCATAGACTTAACACGCGCTTCTTCCGCGTCTTTAATAGCTTTTGCTTTGGCTCTTTCTGCTTCGGCTACTTTCTCAGCCGCTTCTTTTTGTCTTTGCGCTACTTCTTCGGCTTTTCTTGCAGCATCTTCTCTTATCTTATTTATTTTAGCCGACTGGGTTCTTTTGGTGTCAAACGCTTCGCCTTCTAAATTAACTAACGCGGTTCGTGCGGCTTGTATTCTGTCAAATGTTTCTGCTGAACGGTCACCCCCCTCCCTTAAACCTTCCGCTATTGCCAACTCTTGTTCCAGTAAATCTTTGCGTATTGCTAAACTTTCTAACTCGAATTCGTTTGCGGTTTTTGTTAATTCAATTCTTTGTTCAACACTACGATTATTGTCTTCTGCCATAGCGTTATACTTCTTAGCCATTAGCGCATTGTTTGCTGCAGCCATTGAAAACGCTTTTTGAGAAGCCGTAAGACGTATAGTTGCCTTTTCTAATTCCATTGCCTTGTCTACTGCGTCTTGCATAGAACCTGGCAATTTATCCATCTCTTTATTATAGTTTTCAAGGGCCTTTTGAGTGCCTCCCGTAAACAAACCAACAATAAAACCTCCCGCCGCTTTAAAAAATCCCGTTACCCTATCTACTACCGCCCCAAGTCCCGCCATCATAACTTTGAGTTTTTTGGCTTGTCCTTCGGAAGTCATAAAGGCCGCAACTAATGCACCAACCAAAACAACAATAGCACCGATCCCCGTAGAAATTAAAGCTACCTTTGTGAGTTTTAACCCTTTGATAAAAGTTAATGTTCCTTTATAGGCGTTTATCATACCCGTAGCCGCGCCACCCGTAAACTTGTCGGTTATACCTACAAGTCCTTGCATACCACTTCCCGCATTTTTTATTCCTTTATCTAAGGAATTCATCTCTTTGGTAGCCGCTTTAGTTCCTTTTACCGTTACACCTACTTCTATCTTTTCAGCCATTTGTTCTCGCTTTTATGCCTTGTTTGATTTTCTTAAAAAACCCTTTAAATCCCGTATCCTCAAAATATCCGTAAAGAATTAAAGAGCTTTTGTCTTTTATTACTTCTTTGGTTTGTGCTATCCGTAAAACGTTGGGGATAGACTCGCCTACTTTGTTAATGTAATCTTTCATTCTTGTTCTAAATAGTCGCCGTCTTCTGTTATTAAAAAGTCCCCGCCTTCGGTTAGAATTAAATTCGATAAGGTTTTAGGATACCCAAAGTCTACGTAGGTAACCGCACAATCTAAGTGCCATGCAACAATAGAATTGGCGGGGCCAGTACAAGTTATATTCACCCCTCGGTTTCCCGCAAACCCCGCTTTACCCGCCGCACTTACTACGTCAATAGTGCGCGTTCCCGCATCGGCATCGGCTTGTCTAAAGT